CCCCCTATTTCGACAACGCCGGTGGGAGGTGAGGAATGTTTATTATTATGCCCAACATTCGCGACCTCTCAGTGGATCATTTGCAAGCAAATCATCCACAGTTTGATAAAACTCCTTTGTGCGTTGTCCTGTATCCTTAAGCGTGTGGCTTCGCAACCGTTTACACTCTTTTGGTTGCAATTCCATGTCAACTTTGGAAAACCAATTTTCCAACCAATTCACTTCACCATAATTCAAATCAAAACTCATACAAATTTCAGCATAGACGGTTGAGTCATACTTAATTGTATTAGGTTTAGAATCAAATGCGGCAACAAGTGATGGGTTAAGTTGATTCATTATTCTGCGTGACATATAAGAACCTTTTGAATTTCTCCGCATACATTCAACCATTGAACGTATTATCGGAAAGTCACCATAAACTTTCTCATACATTTGCGCTAGAGTTGCAAAATGAACTCCCTTGTGTTGGAAGTCAACTTTCTTAACTACAGCAGCATTATTAATGAGTTTATGAATATTTTGCATGAACAAATAATCTCCACCAGAATTAGCTTTGATAAATTTGCCAGAACAAAATTCAATGTCATGGTAATCTTCACGATAAATCAGTTCAGCGTCAAATCCGCAGAGTGCAAAAGTGTCATATTTTTGCACAAAACCATGTGGAACTTTGATTATGTTATCATCACCATCTACAACAAAATTGTAAAAACCACCAGTTTTGTTGAGGATTTCATAGCACGGCAAGCAATAATCACGCGGAGAGAAGTTCCAAAACCAGTAGACCTGATTCCAGAACCAACACAACCCTTGAAATGGAAGTGGCAACCATCACTAGTAACCCCTTTCTTAACATCAGATTGTTTCAATCCGAAGTGATAAGCAGCAATGTCACTATGACTCCAATTGAGTCTAGCAACAAGACCACCTTCAGTGTCCCAAATAAATTCAGAACTCTGTGATGCCTCACACCTATTACAATCACCCTCAATAGCAGCAGCACCTTCAATTCGATCTTTGAATTGTTCGCCACGCTGTTGGTAGTTCCTGCCTTTTGCAACAAACGGTAACTTACACAATGCATGCTCCAATGGCTCAACGTACTTCGCAAACCACATATTAAATTCAGGATTAACATTCATTATGATTCTGGGTGCTTTCAAAGCTGAATAAACTTCAGTTTTAACAAACGCATCACAAGACGCCCAATCACTTGAACGTCCACCACGTGACCAAACTTTGTCACATGTATTGTAATACCTTTGCCGCTTATCACCAGGCATTCCTTCAACAACATGTTGTAGGGATACTGGTTGTTCCAGATTTTCATTGAACATTGGTCCTAACTCATCCAAAATATGATTCAACAATTTCGATGGTAGATTATACCTATTAGGCATGTCTTTCAACATACGGGAACGTAATCCAACATACTCGTTGTGACAACAACCAGTCATTATAATACGCTCCTTTGCAAAAATATCAGGTAACTTCCATAGTGCATCAAATTTCTTTTCAACACATGGTTGTCCCATAACATTAAAGCAAACAGGCATAGATCCAGCTTTACGAAATGGTGTTTTCCATTGAGCCATTGGAGGTAAAGCCATTTTCTCGCAACAAGTGCTTCTAATGATTTCGCGAGACCTGAAACCACTAGAAGGTGAAATAGGAGGTGTTAACGGTTTAAACGAGTTAACTTATGGGAGATCCACAAGCGTATCGAATTCCGTTGATGGTCCGGTTTGGTTTCCTTCAAGAGAAACTTGACATCATCAGCATCAGTTGCTTTCTGGACTGTAACCCACAGTTTATTGGTCAGCTCGGTGTTTGCTGTCTGATTAAACTTAGTCTCAAATGCCCACTTGGTAGCAAGTCTTGACATGTGAGCCAACTGTGCAGCTCTGTCAGGATATGCTTCCATGCGTTTCATTATAAGATACTGGTACAGTTCAGTGATGATCCAGGCATCTGGAATGGTCTCAGAAGCCAAATGGGATTGATCCTTGTGTTTCATTAAAGCACCAATAGTGTGGTTGTTTGCTTTAGTAACGTCAAAACGTGATGATCGTTTAAATGGACGTTTCCAGAAAACAACTGGGCGTTCAATGATTGCTGATTTTTCTCGTGCTTGCGAAACAAACCCATCAAAGAAACTAGACAAATTCCGGATTGGTCTGTCTGGTTTTGGGATGTTTTTGGGTTGCACGATCAGACCACATGAGAGTTCTGCCTCATGCAAGTCTGCAGCTTCATCAACAAGGACTCTAAAGCCTGACGCAACCAATTTAGAATCAACAGCTGGTGGTAAACCCGATTGTCTGGGTGGAACAGCTGGAGGACGGCGTTCCTCAGATCTTTCAGGAACACCTTTGCCCTCGATTGAATCAAAATCTTCAACAACACTCTTGTCACTGAACATCGTTTTGAATTGATCCATCAATGGGCATTTCATGCATATGGGATAAACGAACTTTTTCAAGCAGTTGTCACCCTTACACCTGAAGTAAATTGGTTGTTTGTCATTTGCCCGTATGGACGCCGCCACTTGGTCATGCGACAGCGTGCCCACCAAATCAGGTTGAGCAATCAACTGAGCAAGGCCCAAAGTCGTCCAATCATCCCAGTGCGTGTTGAGTTGAGGTTTGTCGACAAGAACAGTTTTGTTTGATTTGACACCAAATGAAACGTTGATATCGACGCGTTGACCAGATTTTGTGCGTGGCTTGACAGCTGGTTTAGGCCTCTTTGTGTAAAGTACACCATCAGTACCAACTGAATCACAGACAAGATCAACAACCCCACTAACAACACTAGAAAGACTTTGCGAACTAAGAGCGTTTGCTCGGTCAATTTTGTTTGAGCCCGGTAAAACATGGTCTTTTGTTTTACCAGATCGAGAGAAACCATTGCCGCGTGGTTTTGGCAATGGAGCACCACCTTCTTCTCCCCTAGACAAGTCTAACAGGGACACCCGTTCATCTCCTTTGTTGCTTTGTTCACTCATATTCGGATTTCCTTCCATGTAATCTGCTCTGAAGTGCGCGGACTCAAACCGGCTAACAAATCGGGAAGTACTTATAAGTGTGTTCTAGAAGGGCTAAGGATCATTCGACAAAAGTCCGAGAGCAACATGATCCAACTAGAACGAACCCATGAGGGCCGGCCGTTTCCCACGACCTTTGGGCAGAACAACCCCCCAATACACATTGACCAGACGTCGCATGTTAATGTGCTAAAACATGCTAACAGTACCACAACCTAATTGCCACAACCCACACTCAAAGACATGAAGTGCAGTTAACGGAATCCATCGTCACCCAAACCCACACATTCCAATGTGCTTCATGGTTGAGCTCATCAACCATTGTTTGTTAGGCAAAATTGCGCAGGTGCTCATCAAGACAACGCATTGTGTAGATGTAATTAGTGTAAATTAAAC